GCGGATGAATCGATTGCGCCAATGAATCAAGCATATTGCGCAAAATCACTGACTTGATGCGTTGAATGTCCATGGTTACATCAGCCGTGGACATACCAAAAAGTGTATGAGGCTCAGGATCAGGACAGAAATAAGCAAAAGGCACATCATCTGCCGGATCGTTGGCGACGATCTTATAAGACGGACCCATGGTGCAAATCTTGCGCAGTTCCGCCACGCCATCACCGTCTTGATCAAGCCTTATATAACTTTCGGTATAAAGCACACGGCGTTGCGCAGGATTGTTGGCGGATTCGCCAAACATCATTTGTGCAGGATTACGCGCAATGCGCTCAATGTTTGTGTCGAGTTCGTCTTCGCCCGTGTTTGACTCAACCAGCTCTTGGTCATAGCCCATGGCAACAAGCTCAGACACGGTGGCAAGTTTCCTGTGCGCCACAATGTCTGCGTCTTCAAGCGTCCGCGCTCTACGGTCAACGATAAACTCTTCAGGTGCCAGGCTTTCGACGCGGAAACGCTTGGTGATGACTTTACGGCTCACCGTTACGTCGTGAATCATCACGGTTGGCGTCAGTTGCTGGCCGGTCAACGGATCAATCACGGGCGGCGGTGCCGAAGGGTCTTCGGAGGACATTAAGTCCACCATCTCAACGCCTTCCTGACCAAGAATCAACGACAATTGCGCGTCATCAAGACCCGTGTAGTTTTCATTCTTGATTTCAATGTGCTCATCAACCCACCACTTGCAAACACCTGTCTTGCGCACCAAGGCGTCCTTGAAGATGGAGTGAAACAGCACAAAGCCATTGTTGTCTTCGTTCAAGATATAGCGCACATAGTCCGTGGCCTGCTCTGCCATCGGCGCATCTTCCATGCTGCGCGGTACATACTGAACAACGTTTTCGGATGAGAAGAAAATGCGCATGAGGCTTGGCAAAATGGCCTGCACTGTGTCGCGCACATCCATTGATACAACCTGGCTGCGCCCCTCTTCTTCATCGCCAAATGGATCGCCAAAATAGTATTCCGTGGCGCGGGCGCGAAGATTGCCAATTTCTAAGTCAATGAAATTGGTAGCGTCAACAAGTTCAGCCGCAACAATGGCTTGAACTTCAGTCTCGTCCATGGGTTCGCCGGACTTGACGCCGGTAGCAAGGTTCATTTCAACGTCCATAGTTCACCATTTGACTTTGTTAGCCCAATAAGCCGCACTCATTTTGCCCTTGGCAATATTCGCAGCATGTCTTGCTTTGAATGCCTCGTTGCGTTTGGTGCCTTCCGGTGAACCTTGAACGCCTTGTTGCCCGAAACGAATCAGCTTGACCTCATCGCCTGATTTCGCCAATACAGCGTGACTTTTCTTAGGATGATTCGGCGTTTTCTTAGGCTTGTTATAACCAGAAAACGTTTCTGACCCGCGCTTAATCATCAATCTTCCTCACGCATAAAATTGACGCGCTGAAACTCAACAGCTTCGCGCTGGCGGCGTGAGTTCGCCATTGATGTAATGGGTCCGCCAACCAACCAGGCGTCACAGGTGCGTGCCGCTGCACATTTGAAGTGGAATAGTTCGCAATAACCAAGATCGGCAGCGTCTTGCACCGCCATCTCTAAGTCTTCGTTCTCTTCGCTTTCGCCTTCTTCGTATGATTCGCCGTTTTCTTCGCCATTTTCTTCGCCGTTCTCTTCTTTGCTTTCACCCTCCATACCGCCTGTAATGCACTCAATCATTTCAGGCGTTTGGATGAAGGCTGCGCAGTTACCGCAACGCATCGACTTAGCTTGCGCCAGGTCCGTATTCCACGTTTCGGCTTTGGCGTCCCAAAATTCACGGTTAGGCAATTCAGGATTAGCAGGACCGTAACCCACATTAGCAAACGCCCAATTGCGATGCTTTAAGTTCGCAACTGGGTCTTTGGTTTCAATAGGGCATTCCATCACTTTTTCTTCGCTTTACCGGCTTCAGACAGCGCAATGGCTATGGCCTGCTTAGGGTTTGTCACTTCCGGCCCTTTCTTGCTACCGGAATGCAACTTGCCCGCCTTGTACTCGCGCATAACTTTGGAGATTTTCTTCTCGGCTTTGGTCTTTTTCATCATGATGGCAGTATGTCCGTCATAGAAACACGCATGGTGTGGTTTTGCTCTGCAACAATAGCCACTTTATCGCCAGCCGAAACGGTAATGTAAACCACCGTATTAGCAGGAATGATCGGTGATAACTCGGATGCCGTTGGATTGCTTCCTACCTCAAAATGACAGTGATAACCGGCATTTGATCCGTTGGCAATCCGCATCAGCGTCACACCAGTGCCAGCGGCGTGCGATTGCTGGCTTACATCGGATGTGGTGATGTTGGTGTTTGCACCAAGCCTTCCGACAATCTCAGGCCACAAATGCCCGGCTGAATCGCGTACTTGCTTGCTCATTTCTTGGACCTTGCAGCACGCATATTGTCAACGAGGTTTGGGTAAGGTCTTCCAGCGGATTTCGCCATGGCTTTGGCGCTGGCCTTTTCCTTCTTGGATAACGGTTCGCTTTTGCCCAACGACTTCGGACGCGCTTTATCCCATACCGGCTTGGCTTTCATGGCACTACCCCCATTTGGGGGCCGACACTAGCACATTCGCGCATCAATGCGCAAGATTCATGCGCAACGCGTGGTAATCCTGAAGAAATCCGCTCATGCTGGCAAGTTTGTTAAACGCCATATCTGCTGACAAACGCGAGTGAAATAAACGCAACTGCGGCCTGCGCTCCATCTCAGCCCAGTAAGTCTGCAAAACCGTACGTCCCCAATCTTCAGCGGTTACGCGGTTGATGTTGCCGCCAAGGTATTCGTAGCGCATAAACATTTCCCAATCCACAATCCCTAATGTATGGCGCGGATTGTCCTTATTGGAGTCTTGGTTCGCGTGCAAACGAAACGCCCCAAGGTGCGCCCCACCGCCTACCGCTGGCCCGTGGCGCGTGGCTTCAAGGTACGAAGTCACATCACCCAAATAATGCCTCGGTGCCAACTCGCCAAGTGGCGCGTAGGTCATGGTGAATGCGCACTTGGAGCGATCCATCATCACAAACGAAGGCTCGCCAATAAAGTTCTTGTGCATCGCCATCAAACGCAAGATGTTCTCGCGTGATGACTTCATCAGTTCATCTTGATCGATAAAACCTGGTGCGCGAAGAAAACGCCCGGCACCGTCAATCCAGTGGCGTTGATGCCAAAACATCACGGCGTCGCGGTGATGATCCGCCAAATCGACTAAGTAGGACGTTGAAGATGGGTAAATCACATCATCGTCATACACAAAGCGCACTAAATCGGAATCTGCCTGATCCCAAAGATAAGCGTAATGCGCCACTTGATCGCCAGGACAGATAAGGTGTGTGTCAATGACTTCAAAGTCATAGCGCTGCGCCATATCGTTGATCATGTGGTGGTCATTCTCATCAGGACTGTGATTGCCGATGATGACTTTGATGCGCGGATAGGTTTGCGCGTCAATGCTGGCTAGTGTCGTGTATAGGTGCTCAGGCTTATAGGCGGGAACAAGAATGGTTACGGGCCTCATAATTTCCCCCAACGCTTACGCTCAAGCTCGGCAAGCTGTACCAGTTCACGCGTGCGGCGTTCGAGTTCGATCACCATCTCTTCAAGCACTTCCCATTGCAATTTTTCGTACTCGCCTCGAGGAAAGTTCTCAAGCAATCCATTGACCCAGGCTTTTCTCGCCATATCGTTCAGATTCATCCTTCACCCTTTAAAAGGTCAGCGGCATCGTTGTAGCCGTTTTTCTCCAGCAACTCAATGCAATGGTTTAAGCGTGCTTCGCCTGCAACAAACTCAATCTGCGCCGCAAAGATAAAAAGATTCTCTGCGTGCGGATCAAACCCTGTGTTTCTGGCAATGCCCATCACATCGCCAATGGTCAAATCTTTCACGTCAATACCTCCTTAATATGTTGAGGCACCCTTGGCAATGGCGCCCAGGCAACCGCCCACTCGGACCATGTGCCAATGACGCACACGCCGCCGGGATTCAGCAACAATATCTTCACGCCTAGTGGCGGCGGGTCATCTTCGGGCGTGCGCCAGGTGGCCTGGCCGGCGAGGTAATCTTTCATGCAGCCCTTATTCCAAATGGGTTATGCCACAGTACTGGTGCTTTAGGCTTACGCGGCTTAAAGGTTTTGTACTCTTCCTTAACCTCGAAGTAGTTCACCATCACTTTTTTCCAAGGAATCTCAACGTCTTTTATCCCTTTGGACTTCACAATCAAATCATCTCCCGCCAACTCGGTCATGAGTTGATCAATCCTTTTGGTGGTCATATCAAACTTTGCCGCCAAATGCCAAGCATTCACAGGGTTCTTCAATCCCTTCAAATAATCAAAAATCATCTTCTTGCTTTCCGATCTAAGCATTTTTCGCTTTGCCATTTCTACCCCTCTCAATTAAACAACCGCTCTTAAGTTCCTCTTAATCGGCTTACCCCATTGCGAGTTGTAAGCCTTACCGTACAACGCCGTTCCTGCATCGCTGGCAAAGGTCAACGCCAAAGCATCAGCCATATCAGGTGATCCAATCCCGCGTTTCCGCATCTCGTCTTTGCTTTCTAGCTTCATCTTCCCGTTGCTGTTAAACGAATAACGCGGTGAGACAAGTTCCGCCAAAAGCGACTCATCTTTAGGAATCTTGCAATCGCGCTTTTCCAACCACGCCTTCATCTTTCCCCATAACTCAGCACGCAAGTTCACATAAATCGTTCCCATGGCGGGAGACTCAGCCACGTTGATCCCACGCGCAGGCAGATTCAATTCGCGCAAGCGGTCCACAACACCGGCCCCTAAGCCAATCGAATCGACAAGGATTTCAACGGGCCTGTCTTCTGGCTTCATGGCCTCGTACTCGGCGACCACCGCGCCCGTGGTCTGCATCAAATCCAACCCACGCCACTTGCGTATCTCAGTCACCGCATTACCTTTACGCTTTGCCAACGCCGTGGCGTCCGTTCCAAATCGCGCCACATCCAAACCCCACACCGTTTGCGTGTCCGTCGTTTCAACGTCACGGTGAAAAGCACTGTCCACCAGCTCAACGCCAATCAAGGTATCGTCATCGGTACGCGGAAACTCACCCAACACGCGAACACGGAAAGCGTTGGATTCTTCGCCATACCTTGACGCCATATCCTTGATATAGGCGTCGCTAACCCTTTTAGAGTCATAGCAGGACACGCGACGTGTCCACCACTCATCCTTCAATCGGTTATGCGTGTCAAAGAAAAACCCGCTGGACTTCGTTGGGTTACCCAACAAAATCGTCACAGCGTTATGCCCCGACATGGACCCCGCTGCCGCCTCAAACACGGACTCAGGGATACCCGATGCCTCATCCGCCACAAGCATCACATGGTCCGAATGCACACCCTGCAACGCTTCAGGTTGCTCGGCACGCGATGTACGGGCGGAGATAAACACTTCCGTGGGCGATGACTTCAACTCAATCCGATCCGTTTTCGGATCAAGCAACTGCCGCCACACGTCAGGCAATTCCTTTACCCAACGCTTCAACTCAGCAAACAGTGCGTCATACAACTGGCTTGTCGTTGGCGCAGTCACCACCACTTTCACCGGATAACGGCAAAGCACAAACCAAATCATCGCCCAGGACGCAGCAGTCGATTTACCCACACCGTGACCTGACCTTACGCTGATCTTTCTCCCGCCATCCGAAATAGCCTGCAAAAACTCAATCTGCCAAACATCAGGCTCAACGCCAATCACTTCACGCACAAACAACGGTGCGTTGTTCGCGTACCGATCCAAGGCACGCGCAAACAACTTCACCAACTCATGATTCTTTAACTCTTCATTCACGTCCAAGCACCTTTGCAACGCCAGCGTGCGTAATCGTCACGCCATGCAATTTCATCACTTCACCGGCAATCTGACGCAGTGACATAGACCCTTTCAAAGCCTTAATCGTTGCAATGGCGGCTTGCTGCTCGGCAACGGGCTCAAGGGTCGCTGCCTTGCCAGCACCTACAACGCGAAACCCAAAAGGCGGCAACCCACCAACGTGCCCGCCGGCCTGACGCTTTGCCGCCTGGCCTACGCGCTGGCGATCCTTAATCACTCGCCTTTCGTGCGTCGCAAATGCCGCCATAATCTCAAGCATCAACTGCCCATAAATATTCTTCTCATCCGTTACATCGCCATGCCCATTGATGATCAATCGAATGCCGCGCTCCTTGAACGCGTGAACGGTGTTCAACGTATCCATCGAGTTGCGGCTAAACCGATCCAGCTTCGCCACAATGATCACATCACCAGGTTGTGGCGTCACACCGTTTGCCGCCAATCGATCAAGAAAATTCAAATGCCCCGAAACGCCAGCATCCTCAATAAACCGATCAACCGTCAAGCCATGCGTTAACGCGTTGCCGGTCACTTCCCTGCGTTGCGTGTCAAGGCTTGTGCCATTGGCTTGCTCGTCAGTCGATACGCGCAAATAACCGTAGTTCATAACGCCATCCAAATCATCGTTGCGTACAAAGCGCCAAACATTGCGCCGCCAATGATCAATGTTGCTGTTGTGGACTTCATCTCGTTTCCTGTGTTTGTGTCAGTGGTGTAAATGTACACCGCGTTTACAGTCATTGGGGACGTTTACGCAAAAATTTTTTTGGTAGCCGACGAACGGATGAGCGGTAAGTGGGGGGGGGAGCTAGGCATGGCGCGTTATGCGAGGCAAGGCACGCGACGCCAGTTATGCGAAGCATGAGTGGGCGCGTGTGGAGTGCCGCGCCTACGCCGCCCCCTCGAAACGCTGAAGGGGGGGGTGTTGCGCGAACGCGACGTGGCGGAAACGCGACACGCGTTGCGTCAGCGCAACGATTTACCCGTTGTGCGGCGCAACATCAATGGTGTTGTCATCGACGTTTACGGCGTTGACGGTTTCGCGGTATCGATTCGCCATCAGATGCGCGTCAGTGATGTTCACCTGAACGTTCACCTGCGTCTTGTTCTCTCCATAGGCTTGCTGGTTCCACTTGCCAGCGAGCCATTGCCGGTAACGCGCCCTGACGTTCGCCAGGTTCGCCGTAACCGCGTCAGCGCCATCAACAATCGCCAGCCCTTGCTCCGCCAAAACGTGTGCCGCCCTCGCGCGTGCACGCGTAAATTCTTCGCTGCGCTCTGGAGTCGTTTCAGCCCACGAATAAAAAGCGCCCTCGCTTACGCCAAGAGCGCCTATTAACTCGGACACTTTCACGCCGCTCCCAATCTGTTCAAACAGTCCCTCTTCGCCGCCTGGAAACTTATGCACCGCACGATTCACGATCGATCTTAACTCCCTACGCTTCGCGTTGCTCAATCCCGCGCCACGCGCTTCGCGCACCGCGCCTTCTTCGCTTTCCGCCTTACCAGTACCGCTCAAACGCGTCAGATCGCCCTCAGTTCGATTTTCTGCTTCCATGTTCACTCACTTACCTTTCGCTTGTTCCATCGCCTCTAACGCGCTTTTGCTCAACGCGTAAGCCTGCTCACTGCTTCCCTTGTACACCGGACCAATATCTTCTTCCGCCATCAGCGTCAACACTTCAGCGCCAGGCATTGCCCGTTTAATGCTTACCGCCTGCGTGAAAAATTCCTGCTGCAAGATAACCGCCACCTCATCCATCGTCCAGCAGTCGCACTCAGGTCTCATTGCCGCGTAGGCGTGGACAGTTGCCGGATCAGCGCAAATCGCAAACACGCTCCCGTCATCCCGTTGACCCTCCATAACACTTACCGCCAACGGTTGAGCGTTCATCGCTTTAGCTTCAGCCTCCAACACGTCAAACGCCCGCATCATTCCGCCACACGCTGACCTATACGCCTCAACGTCTCTCGCTTTCCGCGCATCCCTACACCGCCATAACTGCTTCCAAAACCTTAAACGCGTTTCCTCGCTCACAAGTTCCGCCAAACGATCCAAACCCCAAACCTTATCCGCCTCGCGCTTTCTCTTCATCACACTGACCGCCACACTATTCATCGCCAACACGATCTGGTCATCCTCTTCAAAAGGATTCTTTAGCCGATCCTCTGATCCGCCATACAAACCATCTTTAACTTTCCCGCGCTTATCTTTTGCCACCATAACCCAAATCCTTTCTCTTTACGCTTTCCACTTCAATCACCGTCCGGAACATTTCAACGTCCGGATTGTGTGTCTTTCAGACACACACACAATTCGGACGCTATGAAATTTTGTTCGATGGCGTTTTCGGACAACTAAGGACGCATTTTCGGACGCTTTTAGGACGCTTAACATGACTTTAGGACGTTTCATTTCGGACGCTTTAATGCTTAAAAAATCACTTTCGGACACAATCCGGACGCTAACCCTGTTTTTGCCTACTTTTTAAGCATTTCTTGATGTTTTGGCGGCTAACCCGGACGCACTTTCGGACGCCTAAAAACCTTCTTCGTTAATCGGTTTAATCCACACTAGATCGTTTCTCATGGCGGCAAACCCTAAATCGGTCAACTTATCCTTAAGTTCCTTCCAACGCTTCCGCTTATCGCTTTCCTCCACATCGTTTCCTAGCCTGGCGTACACCTCATCCCGCCAACGCTCTAACGTCACAACGCGATGGCGTTCCCCTTGAACGATCTGGTATTGCCCTTCCGTCTTCACGATATGGCGTAACGCCTCCCTACCCATCGACTGATGCTTACCGCGTCCTGCGTTTGGCTTTGCGTTTTGTGGCGGTCTAAAGCCAACGCCATCGGGTAATTCACCTTCAAATGGCTTAACCACAAGCGTATTGGCTAAGTCATCCTCAAACCCCAGGTTTAATTTGGCGGCTAACGTTTCGTGCGTTTCGTTCGTTTCCTGCTGATCAAAGTTCACCGTTTCCATAGAGAAATGAATCTCCACACCATCCTTGCCATCTTTTTGCTTCGTCACTTTTAGCGTGCCTGACATTTGATCGGTATGGCGGGTAATCTCAATCTGCGTGTCCACAGCACCTAAAAAGCTGGAGTGACCGCGCAGACCTAATGAGGCATCCTTGCCACTATGGTGGACAACGAGCAACGCTGCGCCCGTGGCTTCTTGCAGGCGTCCACAATTGCTAATGAAACTGCCCATGTCCTCGGACGCGTTCTCGTTGCCGCCGCCAAAGGCGCGGGCTAAGGTATCAATGATGATCAATTTCGGACGCTGGATTTCGGACGCTCTTATGGCGGCTATCAAGTCAGCAAAATCCTGATCAGATGACCTTAAGTTAACTTGTGACCTGATCACGCCAACGGGTATGTCCTTGAGTTCATACGCGTGGCGTAAACCAGAAATCCTTGTACCAATACCGCCATGCCCTTCCCCTGCGATGTATAAGACCTCGCCGGCTTGCGGCACTTCGTGCGCCAGCCACGAATCCCCACTAGCGATCATGGCGGCTAAGTGCAGCGCGATAAACGATTTGAACGTGCCTGGCGGCCCATAGAGCGCCATAAATCCCTTCTCCGGCACAATCCTATCCACCAACCACTTGACCGGCTCATCCTTCGCATCACGCCACATCTCAACCCTGTAGCGCTGCGCTTCCTGCGCTTCAACCACTTCGGCAAACGGTTCCTTCTCAGGAACAACGGATTCTGGTTCCGTTTCGGCTTTCTCATTTATCACTAGTCTTTGTGGCGGCTCAACGTCCTCAAAGTCCTCAACCACTTTGGCTTCGGCAATGCGCCTGGCGAACTCCTCAAACTCGAACCCTCGCCCGATAAACTCTTCAGCGTCGTCGCCAATCGCTGACTCATCATTGGCTAAATCAACCACCTTGATCGCTTGCGCTACACCTTGCAAGTCCCTAACGACACGTTTGGCGTACTTCCAGCCAGGCCTATCGTTATCGGGTAGCACAACCACCAATCGACCATGAAACCATGGCGTTATGGCGGCAGGCCATTCGCTCGACCCCGCGTGCGCCGATATGGCGACCACATCGAACATGCCAACCAAAAACTCAGCGGCCTTTTCGCCCTCGGTCACAAATACCGGCGCCATGGGCCTGGCTATCATCAGCGGTAAGCCAAACGGTATCGGCGTCCAATTGCGGATCGTTGGTACGCGCTCGCCATTGATAAGGTGATATTGGCGGTACGTCTTGCCACCACCTTCAACGTCATACCTGACTTTTTGAGCCGTGACTTCACCGTTTTCATCGATGTAATCCCACGCCATCACTTCTTTCATCGTTGGCGGCACAATCGGCCTGATACCCGATAAAGGATCACGCGCAACCAGCGGGCGGTTCCAATTCAGCGAATTAGGCAAGTGCGGTTTGATGGCGGCAAACACATCCTCTTGATCGCACCCGCCAAAGCACTTAAAAAGAAACTTCTCACCGACCTGCGTAATCGCAAGCGATGGATGCCGATCACCCTTGCCATTGCCATGCCCAGGCACCGGGCAAGACGCAAGCCACCCCCTCTTATAACGCTTGGCGTTACCAAGCGCTGCGGCTAATAGTTCTGCGTTCACTGACTTCCTCTTATGTTTTGGCTTAGTAGCCTGAATGCTGTTGCTGCCACTGCTGGAACTTGTCCATTTCCAACGGCTTTAAGTCTGTCCACCCAATGGGCCATAGCATCAGACCTTCGCTGAAAGTAGGATGTGGATAGCATTGTCCGTGTAACTGGAACTCCAGTTTGAACACATTTGGTAAAACTTTGTTGAATCCTTTTGGCCTTTTTTTGGTTATCGTGTGTCCATTGAAGTCCCTTGCTGTTGGCGTGGGCAACAATCCATACTCTGTCTCGCTTGTGCTGAGCGCCAACGTCTGCCGCTCCCATAACATCCCATCTCGCATCAAACCCGAGGTCGGATAAATCTGCAAGCACTCGTCCGAGTCCGTTATTAACGAGCATTGGGGAGTTCTCCACAAACACAAATCGGGGTCGTACCTCGCCAACCACCCTAGCCATTTCTTTCCAAAGCCCTGATCTGGATCCTTCAAGACCGAGCCTCCCTCCCGCCGCTGACAAGTCCTGACAAGGAAAGCCTCCAGATACGACATCAACAATGCCTCGCCACGGCTTTCCGTCAAAAGTCTGAACGTCATCCCAAATCGGGAAAGGCGGGAGAATCCCATCATTTTGTCGCTGCACAAGTACGCTTGCGGCGTAAGGTTCCCACTCAACTGCACAGACTGTTCGCCATCCGAGCAAATGTCCTCCGAGTATTCCTCCACCAGCGCCCGCGAAAAGAGCCAGCTCATTCATCACCTCGGCGCCGCCGGATTGCCTTGCAACACAATACCTTCGTGCACTGGCCCTTTGAAGTCATGGCGGACAATCGACCCCGCTGAAATCTTCACGCGGTTAGCGATTTGCTTACCCGGCAATACATAAGACCCTATGCCCATGATCACAGACACGCCAATCACGCAATCCCCGCACACTTCCGTATTCGGAAACATCGTTGTCCATGCGTGAATTACCGAGTCATGCCCAACCGTTGCATTGGTATTCATGAACACAAAATCGTTGATCCAGGCATCCGCTGTAACGATCACTTGCGGCGCTAAAACGCAACCCTTGCCAATCTTTGCGTAGGGCGATACCGTACAAGTGCTGTGTATGTACGTCCCCCATCTTTCCTCGTTTTTAGTAACAATGGCTTGCTTTGCATCAGGGTCCGCCACAGCTAACAGGAATTCAGCACCAGGAAACGCGCCCTCTCGGATGCTCTCCACCACGGGATACTTGGCGGCATAACGCTTATTGTTAAACGGTTGCGTTGAAACCACGCACACAATCTCGTGCGTGCCTTCCTCCTCAATGTAGCCAATCAATTCCTTAGCCAGCCCTCCTGAACCAAAGATGACGTACTGGTTTTTGCGTTTTGCCTTTTGATACACATTGTGATCGCCGCTCATTGATTGCGCCCCTTTACGTTGATTCTTTCAGTCGTAGTCCTGTTACGATATTTACCACTTGTTCTTCTCCCGCAGCTTGGCTTCGATAGATTTTGCAAAATCCAACACGTTCTGATGTGCATAGCAAATGTGAAACTCCACAGCACTGCCACTCGCTTTGTTGCATTTCCAGATTTCATCTGCCGTCAGCCCCACCCATTCACGCTCTGTCTCCAGTGCTTGGCGCAGGGCGTCCATTGCACCATCGATCTCCGCCGGCAGGCAGATGGCGTTTTCACCAATACTCAACTTGTTGATTTTCACCAAAGCCTCTAGCGCTTTCTGCATAGCTTCTCTATCCATGATTCTTCTCACGCAGCTTGGCTTCAATGGCTCTTGCAAAAGTCGTATCAGTCCAATCCGCAGTCCAATCTCGGCTATAACGAACGCTGTTTATTTCCTCATCCGTCAGACCAACCCATTCACGCTTTGGTGGTGCGGTGTACACAGGCTGCGGGCTATAGACTTTGTCCTGTGGCTTTTTGCGAAAGTACACATGCCCGGTGCCAGTTGTGTGCATCCACGCCACAGGCTTTTGCTCTGTCTCCAGTAATTGGCAGCAATGCCCACAGCGTGGACACTCAAAGTCTTGATTCATCGATCACCCCCAAACGCGTAAATCGCAAACTTAGACAAATCCGGGTAGCTCATCTCAATGTCCTCCATCACCTTTGGCGAACCATCACGATGCCAAAATTGATTCATGAGCAACAAACCCCGCGCTGCCACGTCCGGCATCATGTAAAAGTTCCAACCGATCATGTCGAAATGATCATCGTGATAAGAACACTCACGCCGCCCGCTGAAACGCGCACGCTTAAACCACAGCATGGCGGCATAGTCATCAGTGAGAATCGCACCGCCCTTGCCTAGCTTTAAGTGCTTGTACGGTCCTGTGAAGGACACGCACATGTGCGAGCCTTTGACATACATGTTGGAGGTAAACGAAAGCGCAGCATCCCAAACGCGCGTCGGTGCAAGTTGATACGCGCCCTTAATCGTTCTTCCTTCAATTGGATAAAAGTCAACCTTCGCGCCGGCATGAATCACTTCGCAAGGTACGCCTGGATAAGTTCTTGCGGGTAACCTGATCGTTGTTCCCGCCACACGTTCATAGGTCAGCGCTAAGAACAAAGCGTTGCAGCAGTTATCTACCGCCACGCAATACGGTGCGCCGGTGTACTCGGCAACCTTTTCTTCAAACGCTTCCGTGATTTTGTAAACGCCATCTGCCATGTCATCCCCTTGAGAGTCAAAAAATCCCGGCCTAAAAAGACCGGGTTTTGTGAATAAGTGATTACCTAAAACTCTTCACCTTTTGCAGGCGCAGCGGCCACAGGCTCCGGCGCGGCAACGGGCGCAG